GAGTCTGAGAGAGAAGCTTATCTTTATCCTGAGACTAATGCTTTATATGTTGTTAAGTCTACAAATAAGACCTATATCTATAAAGGGTCTACTGAGGGGTGGAAATGCTTGAATCCTGATACTCCGTTCTATTTCGATATTGAGAATGTGACTGTTGCTACTGGTACTACTGGCACAACTATTTCTGATGCTAGAATTGATGCTAGTTGTACAGGTACGTTTAAACCTTTAGCCAGTTTAGACGATCTTGTTACTGTTCCTGCTACAGTTACCTGTTCAAACGGTTCTGCTAAGATCGTTCTCGATAATTCGACGCAATATCCTATTATTGGTATTCTTAAGATATCTGGTTTTAAGACTACTAATGCTTAATATATTATATGGAGGCTAGTTTATATGGCCAATTATCAAGTACCAAAGTTTTTAAGAAGGGATGGAGATGCTCTTATCTTTAATGAAGATGGAGAGCTTATCTTTTATGTCCCTGATACGTATTTCGATAGAGGAGATGCTTTTGTTGTTGGTGAATTTATAAATCTTATAGGCATATTCGATTATTCTGTTTTTGATAAGAATGGAAAGAATAATGGCTTACACAGATTTAATTTCCCTACAGCTTTTCTTGCCAAACCCTCTACAGTTGATAAGCAAAAACAAATCAAATTAACGAAATCACAACCTCCTACAGACTACAGACTTCTTAGGTTTAAGAAGGGTGATGCTGTAGTAGTGTCGGTGAAAGTTCCCCAATCAAACGACAATATTGAAGCTTTCTATAAGATTTTTCTATATGGTAAATTACCTAGAACAATTCCTATAACTAAGCTTCAAGAATATTTTGTAAACAATATCGCTCTCAATGGATCTGATTATGGAGTTAATCTTCAGATGTTTGGATTCATATTCAGCGAGATGTGTAGAGATCCTAATAATCTTAGTAAAGCTTTTAGGAATACTAAATATACAGACCCTACAGCTTATACTATGATTTCTATTATGGATTTACCTAAGTATATCTCACCAAATCAGTCAATAGGCTCTCAAAACTGGGATACAGCTTTGGTTGGTGCTATTACCAATCCTACTAATGTTGAATCTCCTCTTGAAAAGCTGTTGATGTAATGATGCCATTGATTTGGGTAGATTAACATAAAAATAAAGCTCAAATTTAATGGGTATAAATCCTTGTGATCAGCTTAATTCTTTTATAAAGGAGGAAAATACAATGTCAATTCCCGTAAAGCCCATTCCGGGCACCTTTTTTGAATGGGAAGATCAGAGTGATATAACTACGCCAGACATATCGGCTACATATACCAATCCGTTATTCTGTGCTGTTTTCACATCCGACAAGGGTAAGGAAACATGGCAGCGTCTTAGTGGCCAGGAATGGTTCAATATGTATGCTGTCAATGGAGTAGTTGACTATTTCAAGCACGGTCAGCCTCTGCTGCAGACTGCTATGGCTATCAATGCCGGTGCAGAAATTCTCTGTAAGCGTGTTTGTGCTGATGATGCAGCTCTTGCTAACTTGGTTGTTTGTGCAACCATTACTGCTGTTACAGCTCCTGAAGGAGAAGGTACTGCTCAGACTCTGGTTACCAGATCTAAGATTACTTACTCCTTTAAGTCCGTTGAAGAGTGCCTGACTAAGAAAGAAGCTCATGATTCTATTCAGGAAGCTATCGATGTAGATATCGCTGCTATAGAAGCTGAGCAGAAAGCTATTTCTGGCAACACTGTTACTGTTCAGGGTCATAATGTTCATGTGGTTAATACAACTCTGAATAAGACCACTGATATTACAATGTATGCTCTGTGGACTATCGCTGATAATGGTCGTGGTACCTCTCGTAAGAGAATCCGTATCATTCCTAACTATCAGCTTTCCAAGAACTACACTAACTTCTTCCTGTATGACTTCCAGCTTATCGAAGGTACTACTACCTTTGATACGATTCATTTCTGCCTGAATCCTGATACTGTCAGCAATGGTTCCAATATCTCGCTGCAGTATCAGATCAATACGAAGTCTAACCAGTTAGAATCTCTGCAGTTCCATGATGATCTGGTGGCTTTCATCAACCGTGTTATTTCCCTTAACTTTGTTAAGGAAGAGACCACTGGTGGTGGCTATCAGTTAAGACCCATGACCTATGAAGAGGGTATTTGCCTCGACCTGCTGTTCTGCAAGAACAAGAAGGGTACTGAGTTCGAATACATCAAGGTTGACACCAGTGAGACTGGTGGTGTGGATCTGTCCATCGTTGGTGGTACTGTGCTGCTGAATGGTAGCAACGGTTCCTTCGGCGATGCTCCTTATAGTGTTGAAGACACAAGTCTGTATGCTAAGCAGGTAGCTAAGGCATTCGCTGGCTATTATCTTGATGGTAGCGTGCCTAAGATTCTGACTCATGCAGAAGGATGCTTCGATCCTATCATCTATAACGTAGACCGTTATAAGATCGATGCTGTTTTTGATGCAAACTATCCTAACTTCGTTAAGAGAGCTATTGAGCAGCTCGTCACATTCCGTGAAGACTTTATGTACTTCCGTGATATGGGTACTACTCATAATACTATCGCTCTCATCAAAGAAGAGGATTACAACAATCTTCATAGCATGTTCTGCTCTACTTATTGTACGTATTATGATGTCATTGATCCGTACACTAAGAAGCAGATTACTGTTACGATGATGTATCATTTCATCCAGAAGGCGGTTTCTCAGTTCAACAATGGACGTAATCTGCCTCTGGCTGGTATCAAGTATGGTTTCGCTATTAGCGATGTGATTGAAGATACCATTCAGTTTATTCCTTCTATTGTTCCTGGTTTGAACGAGAAGGAAGAGCTGGTTGATATGCGTATTAATTACGCTACCTTCATCGATAACCAGCTTGTTATCGAGACTCTGTTCACCTCTCAGGATAAGTACTCTCAGCTTAGCTTCAATAACAACATCCTGGCTGTTCAGGAAGTTATTAAGGCTATCCGTACCTTCTGCCCGACTGCAAGATACAGCTTCATTGATGGCTCTGACCTTGCTAAGTATAAGGCAGATGTTGAGTCTTATATTGACAGATATTCTGCAAACTTCAAGTCTCTGAAGCTTGAGTATATCGAAGATGCTTATTATACTCAGAATAAGATCTTCTATGCAGCTCTTGCTGTTCAGTTCCGTGATTTCGTTCAGACTGAGCTGTTTAAGATCACCGCTCTCAATTCGAGCGAGACAGTCTAATGAAAGGAGAGAATGAATAATGGGACAATATAATATGTTTAGCCACCTTAAGACTCCTGCTGATCTGACTAAGTATTCCCTCTTCAGAGGGACAACCGACTTTACTCAGCTTCAGCAGTTCGAGTTATTTGAGTCTGGCTATCCTTACCTGGTTCTGGTCTCCATCCCCAAGTTTATTGAGAAGATGGCTGAACAGGACACTGAGGTTAAAGCTCTTGTCGACAGCTATAAGGCTGTTATCGAGAGAGAATTTATCGGCTTCGATTCTGGTATTACCAATATCGATGCTGAGACTCAGGAACTGACCAACGGTGTTCAGTCTGTAAACATGATCACCAAGGTTAATGCTCCTAGTGGTTCCACAATCAGCATGACCTATAAGGAAAAGGCTGGCGGTGTTATCACTAAGATGCACGAACTCTATCTGAGATCCATTCGTGACCCCGGTACCACCTTCAAGACATATAATGGTCTGATTGGTTTCGATAATGGCCAGTTGGATCCTCGCCTGTTCTCTCAGGTTGGTTATCAGAATGAGTGCTTCTCCTTCCTGTACATGCATACCGATAACACTGGTCTGCTTCTGGAGAGAAGTGTCTTCTTTACTTGTTGCCAGCCTACGACCGCACAGTTAGACATCTATAACGGTCGTAAGGGTGATGTTACCTTCCAGGAGCTGAGTGTTGAATTTAACGCTTTCCCGATCATGGGTGAGAAGATTGACGCTCAGGCTAACAAGATCCTTTCTTGGATGAACAACACCGCTAATGCCAACTATGTTGAGCGTAATTCTTGGAATTACAACTATCAGGCTATCAGCGACAATGCTTATGGTCTGTCTCAGTCCTCTTTAGTTGGTAACTAATAAGCAATAATAAAGCTAGGGGAAAATTCCCCTAGCTTTTATTTTATTAATAGCCGTTGTCGTTATCTTCTTCATCTTTACTTTCAAGCTTAGTGAGACCCATAGATTTCTTAAGAATCTTTTCATGCTCAGAGAGCTCAACATGTGTACCCACATAATACTTGAACAGCTCTTTCATGTAGGTATTCTTAAGTGCGTCATCACTCATACCGTTGACATCGTACTCAGATACTGTAGTAACAAACTGCTTGATATTATCAACAAGCTGATTTGTATTAGCCATATTCAAGAACATGGGAGGAGGTAATACGACATCAAGTTTATCTCTATTTCTATATTCATAGTTATAGAGTTTAGTAATCAGTCTAGACAGGAAAGGAGTATACTGTCCTTGTCTATGATATATCTTTCTTAAGAATCTAGAAGATGACATAGAAAGTTGCATTGCATAGTCTACCGACTGTCTTGTCTGAATCATCTCAAATGGGACATCTGTAGATGTAATAGCCATCTCTTTCAACTGATTCATTCTATCGGTATTATCGGTAAATTGCTGACCTTGTAATACCTGAATGTCTACAGGAGAGTCTCCAGAAGAATTAGTAGGAATAACAAAGTCGTTAAATTTACCCGTCATATTTAAGACATTATTGATATTAGAGAACTGTCTTAAACCAAAGTTACCCTGTTTTATCTGTTGGATAGTATTCATAAGTGTTTTACTTATATTTGTCTCTACATTCTGTCTAATGTAGAATACTCGTCTATCTTGTCCTCTAACCATCTGAGCTATAGCATCAGTAATATACATGCAGGCATATATCTTAGCAGGTACCATAGCCTTCTCTAAGTCAGAAATACCTCTATGTGTAATAGGGTCCATCTTAAAGAATAAATGATGCATATCTTCAGGAGGAACAAAAGTAACCTTAATCTTATCAATACTAGGTGTATTGAAAAGATCGTTCTGTTTAAGAATCATATAGATCTCTTCAGTAAGGTCTTGGTTAGCCTGAATAAATTGTTTATCAATAAACTTACTCAACTGACCAGCAATATACTGAAGTAACTGTTCTTGTCTCATAGGATCAATAACATTAAAAGGAGCATTACTACCAGAATTACTACCTCTAATAGAAGTAAGAGAGTCTGACATAATGTAGTTGTAACCCTGGAAATCTTGCATAGCTTCTACTGACCGAAGCTCTATATAATAATAACCAAGAGCCTTAGTGGAGTTACCAATCACAAGAGGGATAACTTGTTCTCTCTTTAACTTACTTACAACACATCCAGGAACATCAATAGGTTTAACTTCCTTTTTAAGAGTTGCATTACCATTTATATCGAATAATCCATCAGATGTTGTATTTGCAATAAGAGGATCTTCTTTACCTCTAATCTGCAATTCCCCAGTAGTTTTATTCTTCTGTACTATTTCTAGCCCACCCTTCTTCTCTTGGATGGGGGATAATGTAGAATTAAACTCTGAAGCACAAGATTCAGATAAATGAGACTTTCTTTCTACTGATAAGTATGTAGACTTAACAGCACTCTCAATAATACCTGTCTTGCAGATTTCAACATCCAGTTTAAATGATTCTGCTGCATCTAATACTGGAGCCATCTTAACTTCTGATTTATTTCCTTTAGTAACTGTAGTAGGAGCAACACATGCTTCATCGAGAACAATAGATTTATTCTTTTTAGCAGATCTAGAATTACTTTCTCCTAAAGCTACTGTAAATCTACTCTTCTCTATACTGAAAGAGAATACTTCATTCTCATTTATATTACTAGGATCAGACAAAAGTTCAGCTACAGCTTCACTAAAGGCTCCTCTATCGCCTGTTTTCTGAAGGATATCAGTATCAGCTACAGGATATTGTGGAAATCATGGCGCCTTCTCAGGACATGAACTATTTTCAACGCACCAAAAACTAT